GTGACGTTGTATCCAGTATTGTGTCGGTCACAAACAATACGGTGCCAAGCCTGGGCGATAGAGAAGGTTGGTTATTTGTGCTTGGCACGTCAATCAAAAGCAAGCGTGTCTATCGCGTCGTCGAAGTCAGCATGGACCAAGATGGCGAGGTGACAATACGCGCCACGATCTATCCGTGCGACGTAAACGATCAGAGCTTGATCGCTGATTTTAGCGATTCTCAGTTTACGATTCGACGCTAAACTGAGGCAAAAGACGCGGCACCACAAAAATGGCCTTTTACACTGGGCGCACTGGCGCCCTATTTCTTACAACTGCTGGCACCGGTGACGCCACGCCATCTACCAGCGAAAAAGCGCTGAAACTCCGCGATTGGAGCCTGGAGACCACGGTCAACTTGCTTGAAACGACCACTGTAGATACAGCCGTCAAAACCTTTACCCCCGGCGACAGCACGGCAACCGGAAGCGCCACTGTGCTGTATTACAGGCGCGAAGGCACACCCAATACCGAACCGGGTGTGCAGTTTGACCAGTTCCTAGGCAAGGTTATGAAGACCAGCGTCGCTGGTATTACCGAATCTGATCGAGTCGGCATCATTTTGCGCGTTGGCGCTCTTGCCGGTCAGGGTGCCGACATCAAAGATGATATTGCTTTTAACGCCTACATCACTAGCGCGTCAATGCAGGTTAGCACCGGCGAGTTGAGTTCGGTGGCAATTCAATTTACGGTCGACGGACCCTTCCGTGAAATTCCTGAAGCATGACTTACTTTCTAGGGAACTACGGAAAAGTCAAACTTAACCGCAAGTCCTCGACCAGTTTTAGGTCTTCAATCATTGCCGCCGATGTCAACACTTCGCTCAACCGAGTTGGCATTGACGGTGCGGCTGAAAATTTGATAACCGGCGACCGCATTGAACTAAAAACAGATGACAACCGTGGCTTGGATTTTTTACCTGCAGCCACGTGGGCTGACGGCGGTGGATCCACGCTAGATAAATACGTTGCATTCGCAAACGTCAATAAACTCGGCGGTGTACGACTGTTCAGTACTTTTTCCCACGCCGTAAACAACGTCCGTGTTAGTGAAATTGCAATGGAAACATTTGCTGGCGCTGCGCTGCCAGTCGATGTGCGGGTTTATGGATCTGTTGAGCGTGTCCTTGGAGACGTTACAGGCTTTGCGTTCAATACCGACCGCGAGGCGCTTGACGCCACATCAATGTCGGACAAATTTAAACGGATGTTTTCTGCCGGGCTCATATCCGGCAGCGGATCCATCGACTGCCTTTTTAACCTAGACAATTCTGGCTTGACTGAAAATTCACTCTTAATGCTGCAGCTCATCAATCGAGCAGACATCGGAAGCGAATTTTCTTGCTTTTTGCAACTAATCGAAAGCACTATTTATCCAGGAAAGAATGATGTTTATTACGAATTTGACGCCATGATCACCCGATCTGGTATCGAAGTTCGCAGCGATCAAACAATCAATTGCGTTTTTGATTTTGTAACGACAGGAGACATTCGCCTAGTAATTGGCAGACCCAACGGCTACCTCTTAAAAGAAGACCAGGATCGCATCCGCTTGCAGCAAGACCTCAATTACCTTCTGACAGAAGCGGTCGACTAAACTGTGGTCATAGCAAGCCGGAGCATTTTAAGTGGCTGACCAGCGGATTACTCAGCTAAACCAGCTTCCCGAGGCTGACGTGGCGGCCACTGACGTGCTGCCCATTGTCGATATTTCAGCGACTGAAACCAAAAAAGTCACCGCAAAGGATCTGTTTGAGGCTGGCGCTGTCCTAGCCGATTCCGGCAGCATCAACATCGCCAAGCTGGATCAATCAAGCGCCACAAAGCTTGGTGCTACAGCGATTGCCGATGATGCAATTACATACGCCAAGATCCAAAACGTATCAGCGACCGACCGTGTTTTAGGCCGCAGCAGCGCTGGCGCTGGCGACATTCAAGAAATCCCACTGACTGCTGCCGGCCGTGCTCTCTTAGATGATGCAGACGCGGCTGCCCAACGCGCCACCCTCGGTCTGGGCACCATCGCCACCCAGAGCGCATCGAACGTAGCGATCGGCGGTGGCGCAATCACAGGCGGCAGCATCACAGGTATCACCGACCTTGCCGTTGCCGATGGTGGCACAGGTGCTAGCGATGCCGGCACCGCCCGCGCAAACCTGGGCGTCGCAATCGGCACTAATGTGCAAGCCTATGACGCTGGCTTGCAATCAATCTCCGGCCTGACGACAACCGCCAATCAGACCATTTACACGACTGGGTCTGACACCTACGCAGTCACTGGCCTGACTTCAGCCGGCCGAGCGTTAATCGACGACGCTGATGCCGCAGCGCAGCGCACCACTCTTGGCCTTGGAACACTCGCCACCCAAAGCGGCACATTCAGCGGAACCCACTCTGGAACCACAAGCGGTACTAACACTGGCGACCAGACCATTATCCTGACCGGTGATGTCACAGGCACTGGCACTGGCAGCTTTGCCGCAACAATTGCAAACAGTGCTGTAACAACCGCCAAGATTGACGACAGCGCCGTCACAACCGCCAAGATCAACAATGGCGCCGTCACTGCTGCAAAACTGGCCGCTGATAGCTCCCTAGTGGTCAGCGGCAACGAACCTGGCGCCAACGGTGCTTACCAAGGCCAACAGCACCTAAACACCAACACCGGGATCACATACGTCTGGACTGGCGCCGCATGGCAGCAAGTTGCCGCACTACAAAATATCTATTTTACGGATTCAACTCCGATTACTTTTTCAGTAACCAAACTTGATAATTTCAACGCCACAATCACGACCACGCTAGACAACCAGTCGGCAAATGGCGTATTTGCTGGACCCACAGCAGGCAATGCGGCCTCGCCAACATTTCGCACACTAGTAAGTGCTGACCTGCCTGTTGCAACCGTCAATACCGTAGGCGCAGTCCAACCTGGCACAGGCCTCAGTGTCAGCGGCGCTGGCGTATTGGGACACACCAACAACACCGCATCTGGGACCTATACCAAAGTCACCGTAGACGCCGAAGGCCACGTCGCTTCGGCAACCACACTCGTCGCTGCGGATATTCCAAATCTCGATACAAGCAAGATCACAACTGGCACGCTTGATATTGCCCGCCTCAATGCCAACTCAATCACCGGCGCAAAACTTGCCAACTACTCTGTCTCCTTGATTGGCTCGTCACAGCCAACGCCGGAGCACATCGGTCAGTTTTTCTTCAACCCACTGGAACGCACGTTATTTCTGTGGGACGGCAACGTTTATCAGCCGGTCGGCATCAGTGCCGGCGAGATTGTTTTTTCTGGTACATACGACGCCAGCACCAACCTCGTCAATTCCGTTACAGCCGATGGTGCAGCCATTGGTTTGGTAGTCGGCTCGGGACTGCCTGCCGCTGGTGCCAGCAACCGGTCCTACTACGTGGTCGTCAGCCAGAGCGGCACCGGCACCGCACCAGCGCCGATTGTCACACTGGAACCGCCGGACATTTTGCTGAGCAACGGCACAGCATGGGTCTTGCTGGAAGTCTCCGAGACCGTTACGGCTCAGCTCGCCAGCAATGTTCAATTCACGGCAACCGGCGACATTATTTCCACAAACGTTCAGGCTGCCATCGCTGAAGTAGACAGCGAAAAGCTTCCCAAGGCCGGTGGCACAATGACCGGCAACCTGGAGCTAGGCACCAACGTTTCGATCATTTTTGAAGGCAGCACAGCTGACGGCAACGAGATAACCTTGACCGTCGTCAACCCGACCGCAGACCGCACGATCACGCTGCCCAATGTAACTGGAACTGTTGTCACTACCGGTGACACGGGGACGGTAACCAGCGCCATGATCGCCAATGGCGCGATTGTTGATGGAGACATCAATGCTGCAGCAGCCATTGCTGACACGAAGCTTGACACCATCAGCACGGCCAACAAAGTCAGCATCTCGGCCTTAAATATTGACGGTGGCACTGACATCGGGGGTGCACTGGCCGATGCTGATCTGTTCGTCGTTGATGACGGTGGCGCCGGCACCAACCGCAAAGCTGCAGCCACAAGAATCAGCGACTACACCTTTGCCAAGGTCTCTGGTGATGTCACAGTTAGCAACTCCGGTATCGCAGCCATCGTTTCCGGCGTGATTGTTAACGCCGATGTCAACGCCACTGCTGCCATTGTCGGCACCAAGATCAGCCCCGACTTTGGCAGCCAAAACGTTGTAACCACAGGTACGGCCACCGCCGCATCGTTCATACCAACGAGCAGCACCGTTCCCACGAACGGGCTTTATCTACCGGCGGCCAACAGCGTAGCGGTTGCAGCGGGGGGCGAGCGCCTGCGTATTACCTCAACCGGCACCATAAACATCGTCGGCGCTGGCACTGCAGGATCTACTCAAGCAGTCAGCTTCAACGGCAGCGCACCAGTTAATAGCCTAATTGTCAACTCCTCAGGCCATTTGCTTGTTGGCCCTGGAGCAAGTAGTCAAATTGTACCTGATGGGGGTGGTGTTAATTTCACGCCACAAGTTTTTAATAATCAAACCTCTGGGGTGGCAGGTCTCGGCGTTGGCGTAATGGACGGTGTAAATAACCGCAGATGCGCTTTATTTGTTGACCAGCCAAACGGTCTGGTCGGCATAACGTCCACTTATGGCACTAGTCCCGCGCCTAGCTTTGTTATTCGCATGGCCACGCAGGAACGCCTGCGCATCGATGCCAGCGGCCGCCTGTTGGTTAATACGTCTAGTACGCGTGGCATTGAGCCTTTTTCCAATACTAGCACTGGTACCAACAGTTGTCATGTTTTTGAGGGATTAGATTCTATTGGCCTAAATGGTATTGCTTGCGTAAACGACTCAGATACAACTGCAGCAAATGGTTCCTTTGTCCTACTTGCACGAACGAGAGGTAACGCTGTTGCTTCAAATACTATTGTTCAGTCTGGTGACGCACTAGGAACAATTGGTTTCGCTGGTGCTGACGGCACTGATATTCGCACCAAGGCAGCAGCAATCACTGCCGAAGTAGACGGCACCCCTGGCTCTAATGATATGCCAGGAAGGCTCATATTCAGCACAACCTCAAATGGTGCCGCTTCTCCGACGGAAGCCTTACGCATTACAAATGACCGAGTTATTTGTTACAATCAACCAACTCCTACGTCCAAATCTGCAGCCGCAACGCTCACCGTTGCTGAACTGAAAACTGGCATTATTCAGTACACCGGAGCCGCTGCCACTTTGACCCTTCCCACAGGAACACT